CTTATCTAACAGACATGTTCCCCAAACGAACTGGCGATTTGATAGAGGCTACTCCTGATAGAATTAATGATGTAGTTTTTGCTGAAAGATTGCAGAAATGCCTTAATGATGGGGAGTTGCTATTGAATATTGTACAAGTTGATAACTCTTTAACGAAATTATTGACACTTGTCAAGCAAGAGGTAGGTAGATTGAAGATTCTTAATAGCAAGATGACACAACTGGAGGAGAATTCTAAGAACCGTCAGGTTCCTATGTGTATAGGAATTTTCGGTGGAGTAGGTGTCGGTAAGAGTTCTGAGGTGAGAAAACTTGCTACCATGTTTTGCCAATTATGCAAGTATCCGTTTGATAAGAGTGGTAATGTTTATTATCGTAATACTAATGAATCCTTTTGGTCTGGTTATACTAGAAATTGTGTTGTTACAGTCTTGGATGATCTGGGCGCGTGTAATCCAGACAAGGCACATGATGATAAATCGTTGACTGAATTTATTGGTATGATCAATACTGCCCCATTTAGTACTCCCCAAGCCAGTGTCGAAGAGAAAGGTAAGGCGTATTTTGTGTCTAAATTCGTTATGACTACTTCTAATTCAATGTACTTCAATGCTCAAAAGTTTGTAAGCACTCCTGAAGCCGTATGGAGGAGATTTGATAATCTTGTGCATTTTAAGGTAAAGCCTGAATTTTGTGTAGAAGATTTGAATGGCAATTCTACTGAAACTCTTGATACTGAGAAGGTTGCTGCATATACTAAATTAACGGGTATTGAGAAACCGCAGGTACATAATTTTATTGTACATAAGTATATACCTACTTCTAATAAGGGAGTTCATGGTCAGCAGACGAAGATTGTAGGCGAATTTGATACAAGAGAGAAATTATATTGTTGGTTTCGTGATGCTGTTAACTTGTATAATATTAGAGCCAAGCAAAATCTTGCTAATACTGATCCTGATATGAACTTATGCGAACATCAGATACCTCTTAGTGAGTGTTCTATATGTAAAAACGCAAGTGATCTGCCACCATTGGTACCAGCTGCGCTTAACCGTTTTCATATAGCCAAGATTATGTTTGTGCCTTATATATTTAAACGTTTAGCAATAAGTCTTTGGGAGGATTATTGGGATAATTGCTTGAATATGTATACTATTTATTTCCATGTTACGATGCTATATTATTTCTATGCTACAGATGCTGTACATAGATATGATACTGTTAGAAAGATAACCAAGGATCCATGTAATTATTATCTAAGTGTTTTTTATCCATCCAATCATAATCACATTGTTGAGGAGAGTTTTTCGAGTAAGTATGGAGGTCATATTATCCTATTTGGGGCATTATTGTATTATATTGTTTTGATTTATGCACAATATAATGTAGTTAAGACATATCTAACCGCTGGGAAAGAATATGATCCTGATGAAGCAATGCCTCCTAAACCACCTGATAATCCTTGGGTCTATAAAACACCTCCATCAACTATCCCTCATACTCATCCCGGTAGACAAATTGAATCTGATATTCTGGCTGATAAGATAAAATTAGCCACTAGGAAAGTATTAATTCATACCCCTGGTAATGTTGTTCAAGTTTATGCACTTAATATTAAAGCCCAACTTTATGTTACAGTGAAGCATGTTTTTGATGTAGAAGCACTCGATGGACAATGGAAGATTGCTATTTCCCC